TAGCGTTCAGTGTTGCAGCGCCGGTTGCTTGGTTAACTGCAAAGTATTGACCGACTTGGAAGTTACCTTGTTGGTCTGCAGCTATATAATATACACGACCTGGCAAAGACTGAATAACCTGATTAGCTGAATTAGGTGCCTGTGTAGGAGTACCTGGATAGTTAGTAGTTGTGATACCACCGGTGCCAATATTTAAGAAGTCATGCGCTGTAATACGGCATAAACTAAATTGGGAACGAATTGTAACTACGGCATTAGCAGCTTCAGCTGTTGGGATTTGTTGTGCGACAACAACTGAAATAACACTCCCCGTACCGGAATATGTACCGGATACATTAGAAATAATATATGCAGAAGAATCCCCTGCAATTTGGACTGATTGTCCTACTTGGGGAAGTGCAGATAAATTGCTCATTACAAGGACATAACCTTGTTGCCCACCATAAGTAGAAATTGTTCCAGTACCACCACTAGAAGTAGTAATTGTATTTCCTGTAGCAAAAGTGCCCGTTACAGAAGTAACATAGATAGAAGATACTTGGATATTAGTTACTGTAGCCGAACCACCAGCACTACTTGTAACTGTATCACCTACGTTAATTGTACCGGTGTAATTACCAGTAAGCGTAATTAATGAACCATATAGGTTGCCAGTAGTAGGTGCTTCGCCGGCATTATACCCAGATGAAATAGAACCATAGGTACCATAGGAATTATTACCAGAAATGGAACGTATTTGACCGCCGTGCGTAGTAGCATATCCAAAGTAGCAGTAGTAAGTAAACACACCAACACACTCAGACTTACCATTATTATCTACCCAAATACCGACCCCGTTATCATGAATACCGGTGTACTCATGGAAAAGAATTGAGCGATTACCTGTTGTATGTACACTACCATTTATGTAAGCACCGATACCGCCGCTTGAGAAACAAGAGCACTCAATAACGTATGGCGACTTAACGATAATTGGGGAGGCAGGATTTAAACCGCAGAAAACACCTTTTGGTGTAGAAGTAGTAATATCGGTAGGGGTTGCACCAGGTACCCAACCAGTCATACCTTGGAAAGTCATTTTGTTCAGCATAGAACCATCTGACAAAGCCCACATCTGTGACTGATTGTTTGGTGTAACACCGTCTGCTGCTAAACCTGAGGCTGGTTGTACGATTGTAGTACGTGTACCATCACCTAAAATAACACAGTAAGGAGGGACAACAATCGGTAAAAGGGCCTCCGAATAAGTTCCAGCCATTACGTGAATAGTAACTTTTTGACCTGTTGGGACAGCAGCTACTGCAGCTTGAATAGACGCTTTAGCATAATTAATATTTTTACCGTCGTTTGTATCGTTACCAGTAGGTGATACATATAGGTCATACGTTGATGCTGTTGCACCGGTCCATTGAATATTAGTACCGGTTGAATTAACGACTAGAGATTGACCAGCATTAGCAGATGTATAGGATGGGAGAATATCTGCAGCGCCTTTAGCAAAATAAACTAGGTTACCGTTTGTAAGGTCTGTAGCTACGCTAGAACTAGAAGTATAATCTGCTACAACTAAGTAGCTAGAGATACCACTGAATACAATATCATTAATCTTATACGCAGTAGATGGTGCCCAGTTACCAACCCAAGCAAACCCTTGAACCATTAAAGTCCAGTAAGTCGTATTTGTCGGTATATTGCCAGTAGAAGCTACTGTGTTTGTGTATGCATATACATTACCACCATATGTCACACAATCATTTAACTCATACTGCATTGAGGAGTTCCATACTCCATCGAAGTTAAAACGTAATTTACCTAAATCAATTAATGTTGTCATACCATCACCATAATTAAATGACCCTCACTATTCCAGTAGAATGTGTAAGTGTCGGTTGACCAAAGCCAGTTTACATAAGGATTTGGATAAGTAATTGCGGATACATCTGGTGTCGAAACAACACCGTTTCCGTTTTGAATAATTTCTATTAAACATTGCCCAGTATTAACAATTTCCCTAAAACCATAAAAGGTTTTATCTTTAAGATCCGTGCCCGTATAAAATCCACCATCAGCTGCCATATTAAAGTCCTTCCAAAGCTGAGACGATTATATCAAAACCATTCACAATTCCGGTAGCATAAGTAGAAGCAGTCAAAGTATCCCCAGTAATAAGTACGAGTTTGTTACCCGGGAGTAATGCTTCAGCAGCTCCACCTGCCACATAATAGTTAGATACTAAAGCTGTAGTCGTGCTACCACGAACAAGATTAACCGTAATTGGCAAATTTGTATAGTAGGTATTGGCAGCATTTAATCCAATGATTACGCAGGTAGAAGGCGCAGTAAATACTGTAGCTGGTGTAGATCCTAAACCTTTAGTTTGTACGCTGGTAAATGTAGCCATATTAGCCGCCTAATGCGATTGAGTAGATTAAAGCAGTTCCTGCTGGGTCATATACCAACGAACCGTCTACGTTATTATACACAGCTCTTTCAGCGGGTAGGTCACAAAATATATCTTTTGGGCCAGTAGCAAAGTTAACTAATGCATTACTATTTGAGCTAGTAAAGACAATATCACGGCTAAGGACATTCCCTGTGGCGCTATAAGTTCCAGCACCTACTTCCCATGTGTTATCAGTCGAGTTAGAGATTGTATAAAAGGTGGTATTACCATCCCCAATAGCAGCGCTAAAGGTTGTAAAGCCTGGGAAAGCTCCGCCGAGCGAGAGTGGTCCAGTACCACCGGTACTAGTAGTTTCTCTGACACGATCTGAAACCTTAAAGGTCATTATTAGCCTGCCGCAGACAAGGTATAAGTTACGTTAATTGTATCGCCAGCTGTAACTGTTTTAGAACCAGCAGTAAAGTCACCAGCGCTAAACAAGGTACCAGTAGTGTTATCAATAGTAGAAGAACCGCCGATATTAATAAATGCACCAGCAACTGTACCAGAACCAGTCATAGTAAAGATAACTGCAGCACTTGTAGAAAGTACTGATGGGTTAGCACTTGTAGCTGAGCTAAATGCTGGAGTAGGGCGTGTACCAGAATATGTGGGGGCATTTGCGCCACCAACTTCTAACCAACCGGTATGGCTAGCTTGAGTATCTGTATAAGCTGGGGAACCAACACCCATCAAACCCATAACGATTGTGCCACCACCTGTGTTAGCGAAATAAGAATTTAAAAGGCTTTGACGGCCTACGTTTGTAGTCAAGTTCTCAATAGTATCTGACCATTTTAAATTGCCTTGGGCATCACGGCACTCAGCTGTGTATGTACCTTCTAAGCCAACCATTTCAGCAGATCCGGCGCTACGAGCAACAGTTGCTTCTACGCTATCTCCGAATTTTGCTCTATCGACGTTACTCATAAAAACTCCTTAACTAATGCTTAAAATGGCGGTATTTGACGTCGCCGTTGGGAAAGTTATTGTAAATGTATTTGCTGCGCTTTGTACCTTTGGACCACCAAAATCTAGTACCGCAACTGCCGCATTTGTAGTGCTATTGTATATTAAAGCAGCTGCTGCAGTAAAGCTCGCTGGGTTCCAAGTTACATTAGCAAACGAAATAAACGCCGTATTATTTGACGTGTCACCTGTTGGTGGTTGTGAAATAGTCAGTGCTTGACCCCCCGCTGTATACCCAGTACCCGTAATTTCACCAGCAGTGGTGTAGGTAGTTGTGGCTGAGCCAAGATTTGCCAGGGTAGAGTATAAAGCAATCTTATACGTATAGGGAGTACCAACGGCAAAATTCTCAAGACCGCTGAGAAGATTCTGCTTAAATACTGTTGTTTGAGTTTGTGCTATAGGCATTAGGTTACTCGCTGTCTATATTGACCAGAACGGTAAGCATCTTGACGCTCCATACCATCTCCAAGGCGTTTGAGCTCAGCTAGGGCTTCTTGGTACTTAGTGTTGTACAAAGTAATAATGTCCTGCTCACCCTTCATAAATGTATAAGCTTCTACCAAACAGCCATAGAGCAAAGCGGGGCTATAGTTATCGCCAAGCCAGCTAGTACCATCAGGGTTGTTAATCGCTTGGACAGTAATGTAGAACGGGTTACTAACTGTACCACCGATGCTAGCTGCTGGAGCGCTTAGCTGGTCACCGACATTATATAAAGATCCACCATCTACTAGATTAAAGCCTGAAACAGACCCATTGCTAATAGTAATATCTGCAGTTGCTGCGGTACCAGTACCACCGGTCAAAGGCACGTTGTAATAGATACCATTTGCATAGCCGCTACCCGCTTGGGTAACCACGAAGTCTGTAGTAATACCTTTAACAATTGAAGGTGGATAAAAGAAATAATGGAGCTCCGCTACATAGTTCTGGTCTGGGGTTGGGCCCATAAGGAAAGACAGCTCATTCTGAGCGCTTAGCTGTGAACCAAATAAGGCATAGTACTTAGGGGTTCCCTGTGGGGTCCCTTGGTAAGTCGTGCCACTATTAATAGTAGTAGGGTAAGACTCACGGATGAAGTTAACATCCTTGTTTAGCAAGAATGTATAGTTCCCGGTTGTAGGGTCAATAATTGCTAAAGAGTATGTTGCTAAATAATCAGCAGGGCAAGATAGATATTGGTTACCGATAGTCAACGACCCAGTCACATTCTTACGCAAAGATGGTAATTGAACGGTGTTATAGATACGCTCTTCAGTTTGCTGAATAAACGTATTAATCTGGGTCGAGCTTAATGAATTAACAACACTCGAGTTATCATCACCAGTAAAAACAGTAACCGGAAAGTCATTCTCCGTATAGGTCTTTATGGTATTGAATAGAGTTGTGTAATCCATTTAGGTACCTTTATTAGGCCATCGGTCCACGGGAAGTAAAACCTTTAGTAGCAGCGCCAGCTCCACGCTGCTTAATACCATCAGTTTTAGTACCTTTGTAATTACCCTTGCTGACTGTACCTACAGAGATATTCATCTCGTTCATATAGTCTTTGCCAGACTGCTTAGACATAGCAGGCAATTCGCCGCTTACTTTAGTTGGTTGTTTGTACTCAGCCATGATTAGAGTCCTTTACCTTTTAGGCCAGTAGAGCCTTTTTCATAAGCTAATTTAGCACGGTTGCGGCCTTCGGCTTTCATAGCCTCATTAGTTTTGCCACCGGCACTAGATTTGCCACCGTTCATAGTAGCTACCTTTTTGCCGTCATCCCCAAGGTTTGTACCCTTAGTTTTGCCTTTTACGTTAATTCCTGTAATTCTTGCCATTTTAATACTCCTAATTGATTGTTACTTGGCCTACATTACCTACAGCTTTTAAATAGTTTTGAGTTTCCCCAAAATCATACTTCATACCTACAGGGTTCCATGCCCACTGAAATACACGGCTACCACCGCTAGGAGTTCCGTTTGCTAACTCACCATCCCCATTAGGGTAGATCTGTAAGCCATCAGAACCTGACTGGTAGTAACTATTATCCCGGCGTGGCTCCCGTACAGCCTGTGGGTCGTTGACCGGATACATACCCAATTGTAACTGAGGTTGATCCATTTCCCAACACTCTGGGCATACTTTAATACTAACATTCTTAGTCTTGATTGTGAGCTTCTTGAGTTCAACAAGTTTGAAACGAAATGCACATCTATCGCATTCCGCAATCGCAAACCGACCAGAAGCGTACATCGTTGTCATTACTTAGTACCTAAGAATGTCTGACGTGGAATAAATCTTACAGGGGCCTTTTCTCTATCTTCTTGAGCTGCTAAGTCAAACTGCTCTTCATAATCAGCCTTAAGCCCAGCAATACGCTGTGGATCTACCCCTGGAAGCTTAATTGATAAGTAGTAAGAAAGCCCTGCCACCATAGCCGTCAAAAAACGAAAAGGGATATCTTGGGTATTAACGCCATTGCCAGCATCTTGAATACGACGCATACGCCAGTAAACGAAATTGTAGTAAGGGTTACCTACTGTGCCTTGGTCTGGAGTAGGCCAGACAGTAATTTGCGGGTTTCTATCTGGGTTGTTACCAGTAGGATAAGTTGCACCGCTTTGACGGTTTACCCAAACTTGGATTGGGCGACTCTGCGCTAGTTTATTCGGGATAGTAGAATAGGTAGATACACTGATGCGACTAATGGTGATATCGGTTTGGTTATTTTGCTGACCAGCATTTGTACGAATCTGGTGTTCCAGTAAGTCAATTGTGTCATCAGGAAGATCATAAGTGTTTACGCCTTGTACTAAAGGTATTACGCCCTGTTCAATAGTCCATAGGTTAATACCACGGTTTGCCCATTCAATAGTAAGCAGATTAAGACTTCTACGAGCTGTGCGAAGATCGTAGCCGGTACGTAGTTCTTGACCACAACGCTCAAATGCTTCTTCAACAAGATCGTTTAGATCTAGGTTAAACGAAGTAGTACCGGATGTCATCTCAGCCATTATCTTACCTTACCGTATCCACGCTTAGCGAGTTTACCTGCTACTTTACCGCCCTTTTTCATCGCCTGCGGGGAAGTAATAGGTGTATTCCCAGCAACGGGTGTTGCCGAAGAGGGTGAGGCGCTTAAATTAGGGGCTGGTACTGTTTGTACTGTCTGCATAGCAGTGGCCCGGGGGTTAGCTTTACGAGTAGCGTAGAGTGTCATTTTTTAAACCCCTTTAAAGTCTCTGCAAGTCTGGCTCGTTTGCCCATTTTGCCGGGTTTATTTGCAGCAGCAGTCAACTTCGCCGCTGGGATTTTTTTGTCCGCTGCAACACCCAATGACTTTTTTAAGGAGCCAGGTTTCTTAATAGCGTCTTTAATCCAACCACCCTTAGCAAGAACAGCTGATTCGCTGGCTTTAGGAATTTTCTTTGGGCTAATATCACCCATTCCACGAGAGGCTTTCACTTCTTTTTACCCTTAGCCATACCGCCGCCACACATCTTAGCAATAGCTTCGTGGTGTTGCATATGACCAGCTTTATGCTCAGCAATCATTTCATGCTGTGGCTTATGCCCTGCTCCATGCTTCTTCATAGCGAAGTCATGTGATTCGAATTGGGGAAATTTTTGAACGTCTTGGTTCATTGACTTAGGACCCATTTTTTCTTCTGCCATAATATACTCCTTAGTTAAATGTTACGACCTTTAGTTTTACCTTTAATTTCAATACCGCCGCCACGACAGAGCTTAGTTAGGTTAGTACCTTTTTGGCCCTTATGCTCTTGCTTATCATGCATCTTAAATGCTTTTTTGATGAGCTTTTTATCTTGGGCTACATCTTCTTTCATCTCTTTGCGCTCTTCTACTTTGGATTCTTTTTCCATAATATTGCCGCCTTTTTTAAATAGTTTCATGTCACCATGATCGGTTTTTTGTTTATTCGCTCTTTGTAAGTCAGTGCGAATAGCGCCGCCTTCTTTTTTCCCTGCATACTTATTGATGTTCATATCAGGGACTTCGTTCTGGTAGCCAAATGTAGTGCCGTCACGCATACGCT